GTTCATAATATCCTTTCTCAACTTCTTTTAAATGATCTTCAAGTTCTGGTATCTTATTATCTTCTTTCTTGTTATCTTTTTTATTCGTTTTAATTTCTTCTTCAAGAGTTTCTTGATACTCTATCAGAGAAGTTATTTTTGTTTTAATTCTATTAAGCTCTAACTTGTTTTCATTTATTTGTAAATTGATTTCCATAATCTCGTTTAAACGAGTATTGACTTTATTATATTCTTCTGCTAATTTCTCAAGACCTTCGTTTATATCCGTGATTTCTTTACTTTTAGTTTCGACAGCCTCAGCTTTAAACTTCTCATCAATTTGTTGTTTACAAGTCGGGCAATTATCATACTTGTGAAAGAAATTAACTTCTTTGTTAAGGATTTCTAGATTAGCTTCAATCTTATGTTTCAGCTGAGATAGCTTGTTAATTTTATTTGAAACTGAAGTTTCATCTTCTGATGATTGTTTTAGTTGTTTAAGTTTATTGTCATAAACCTTATACTCATCATTTAATTTTTCTATTTGATGAACAGTTTCTGTAATTCTAGATTTCTTTTCTTCGATTATCTTATCATTGTTGTTTTGTAATTCATCCAAATGACTTTTAATCAAAGAGATCTTTTCTTCAATCAATTTTTTCTCAGAAGAATAGAAAGTTATTCTTTCGGAATTGTTAAGAACTTTATCCCTCAATAGTAAATTCATCTTTGTGAATATCTGAAGGTCTAATAAGTCTTCAATGATTTCTCTACGCTGGGCGGCAGAAAGCTGCATAAAAGATTGAAACGTAGCAGAGCCAAGAATAACAACTTGACAAAACGACTTATGGTTTACTTTAAGAATTTGTTTCTCAAGTATCTCTTGATAGTCTTTCATCTCAGCAGATTGATTCATCAGCTTATCATTTTGATAAACTTCAAACATATTTGGCTTTATTCCACGAATAATTTTATATTCGTTGGAGCCTATGCTGAACTCAACCTCAACAACCATATTCTTTTGTGTGATGGAATTAAGAAGTTGTGGTTTGTTAATTTTACGAAAAGGTTTACCAAATAACACAAACGATAATGCGTCGAGAATAGTGGATTTACCAGCACCATTTTCGCCAACGATTAATGTAGTATTATGGGAATTTAAATTAATTTCAGTAAATACATTACCAGTAGATAGTAAATTTTTCCATCTTAATTTTTTAAATAAAATCAAATCTTTTCACCTATCATCTCAACATCAGCATCAGTTTCAATCCAAAGTTTAGCCCCACAGGAGCGTGGTTTTTCTGGACGATAAACCATACGCGATGGACCTTTATTTTCAACTTCCATACAATATGTAACAACACCATTTTCTTCAACGCGAACAACGGGTTCTTGTCTGCCGTGTTTTGCGTTTTGTTGAATGATATTTCTATTGATATGGATAATTTTCATTCTACAGCCAATGCCTCATTATAGAGTTCTACAATCTTTTTCTCCAACCTCGTTTTATCAACAGATTTGGAATCGAATGTATTAATGTATTTTTTAAAAATATCAATAGTTGATTCAGCTTCATTGACAATCTCAGAATCATCTTCTAAATTAAGATTTAAATGATCTTCAACAATTTGAAGTTCTATTGGATTTTGGCTTTCAATGTTATCAATAAATTTATCAAACCAATATGGATTGTTTTTAGCTGTAACGATAACCTTTATAATTTTGTTTTTAAACTTAGAATAATCTATTTCTTGGTTTAGAAATTCTTCGTTTTCGTCATTATACCATATCTTTTCAAACATTATATATGGGTTTTGAATAAAAGTCAACCCCCGAGTTTCTGTGTCAAATATGTGAAAACCACGAGGATCATTGAAGTCAGACCACGTAAACTCAGCATGACTGCCAAGATAGAAAATGTGACCGTCGGAACTCCTATGATGATAATGCCCGCTGCATACAATATCAAATTTATTAAAAATTTGACGATCATCACCATGTGAGACCAAAGAACCTTTATACATTTCAAACCCTTGGATCTCCAAGTGGCCCATTGCAATTTGTGCATCAGTGGTTCCTATTTTTTCAATTGTATCTTTTTTGTTTTCATCAGTTATCCAAGGAATAAACATGATAGGAACTTCATCGAATGTTACAGTTGTTGGTTCCGTATACAAAGTAAAATTATTATATCTATCACCTATCAATTCTTGGAGAGCATTCACATCATTGGTGTTTTTAAAATAAGTGTCATGGTTACCCGCAATGATATGCGTTTCTAAATTTCTTTTTGCGATTGGCTCCAAGAAATCTTCACGTAATCTACGAGCGGTATTAATATTGACAAACTTGCGCCTATCAACAACATCGCCAAGGTGAATAATGGTTCGAATACCAAGCTCGTCAATAGTAGGAAAAAATACGTTATCCAAAAACTGTTTCGAATTGTCAAGAAATGCGGCGTTGTCATTACGAACTCCCCAATGTGTGTCTGTTATCAATGCTATTTTCATTTTTTCTTTCTAAAAATACTTTTATTAGAATAATTTTTCTCATAACGAATTCTATGTGTGTGAATTTTATTTTCACAATAATCGCGAATAGCTTCTAAACGTAGCAGATAATTGTTTATTTCATTTTCATTTTTTGCTGCTTCGAGTTTATCAACAATGTCTTGAACATTAATCGGTATTAAGTGTTGATTCTTCATGTTCTTCTACCTTCTCTTCTACGGAGAATTTTTCAACTCCACTTAGTTTACTATTCTTTTTAGTTTTAGTCAACTTATTTTCATACGACCTTACTACTTCAGCGGAATATTCATTTGATTTTAATTGCATATTCTCCGAATCAGTCCAAAGCTCATTCATAAGAAAGCTGTTCTCGAAATTCTTATGTTTGATATAAGTTTGCTTTTTCTCTTTATGAATTCTTCTAATAAAAGCATTCCAAGCAATTTGAGTAAAGTAAGCGAATGGATTATTTGTTTTATTGGGATCAAAATTATCCACGGCGGATATACAATCCATGATACCATCACTGATCATGTCCTGTTTATACGTATATCCTGAGAAGTTTGGTTTCTTAGCTAAATTGTTACAAATTAAAAGTATTGACTGGCCAATGTAATTAGAAACTTGAGGCTTCGCTTTGTTTTGAGTTTCTGCTTCTTTTAATTTTGTTCTATGTTCAATCATAGAAGTATAGAGAGTTTTGTTGTTGATATAATTTCTTGCTTTTGCCATAATTTAGTCCTTGCCTTTTTTCACAAATTGGGTATAATCATATATGACCAATGATGATAATATATTATATGTTAATTGAAACCTTATAGATCTTATAAGGAAATTTCTCTTCATTGTATGTTTTAATACGTTCCATAAAGTGTAACAGAGTAAAGTTCTTCTTTGTTTTCCAAGTGAAGTCATCTGCAATATCATACAGAGTCGACTCTGTCTTTGTTTCTGATCTACGAAGTCCACGACCAATAGACTGAAGATTACGAATACGAGACTTAGAAGGACTAGAGAAAATAACATTATGAAGATTCTTAATATTGACACCAGTCGAGAAAGTACCATAAGAAGCAACGATAATAGCGTTAGGTTGTTCTTCAACAATCTTACGAATCTCTTCTCTTTCTTCACCATCAACAGAACCTGCTACGAAATAAACAGGTCTATCTGTTTCAGCTTTAAGAGCATCATAAAGAACTTTACCATGTTTCTCTACAAATTGAAACAATAATAATGTATTACCTTCCAGAGATAATGTTAGATTACGAATGAATTTATTTCTAGCCTCGTTTCTAACTAGATAATCAATTTCAGTTTGGTAATCCATTTTTGAAACCAATTGACGAACGTCATCTGGATATGACAATACAATTGATTTAATACTAAAATCAGCTAAGTGTTTTTGTTCAATGAGTTCAGCAGTTGTTACAACTTTACGAACTGCGCCAAACAAACCTTCTAATACTAATTTATGAGTTTGAGAACCGTCTAATGTTCCTGTAAACCCAAAACGATATTTTGTATTTTCTAATTTTGAAAGAATAGAAGTTAATGACTTAGCTTTAAATAGGTGAGCTTCGTCACCAATTACCAAGTCAAACTGTTGGAAATATTCTTTAGGAAGTTTGTATATCGATTGCCATGTTGAGATAGTAATCGGTTTATTGCTTTGTTTATCTTGTCCAGAGAAGATTCTATGACAGAAAATATCAGATTGAAAGCCATAGTCGGCAAAATCAGAATATAGCTGACTAACCAAAGAAGTAGTTGGCACAATAATAAGAGTTCTAACACTATAATACCTCATAATAAGATAAATGATAAATGATTTACCAGAAGCTGTTGGTGAGAGTAATAATGATCTACGCTGTCTTACTGCGTGAACAAATGCTTCTAGCTGGTAATCTCTGGGAGTGTATTTTTCAGGTAAGCCAAGTTTATCAATAAACTCTTTAGCTTCTTTGATAGAAAATTCTGAATCAGAAAAATCAGAAATATAATCTAAAACGTAATTTCTAGATTTGCAAAATTCTTCAACATATAAATTAAGACCACCATAAAGGTATCCTGTCATAACTTGGAAAAGACGTATCTTACCATCCCAAAATTTATTTCGGACAGCTGGCATAAATTTCGCGCCTGGAACATCAAACGTAAAGTAATCATTTAATTCATAAGCAACTGATGGGTCGCAATGAATTTTATTATATACCTCGTTTATCTTTTCAATACTTACAGTTTCCATTATGCTCCCATTGTAAATTTAGTCCAATCTATGGCCGCTTTAATATTGTAACCTCTATTAACAAGAGATTTAATAATTGACTCTAGAAGTTCTATCTTTTCTTGTTGTAAACCAATTTTAAGAGAAAGTTTAACAATATCTTTATCAGCGTCCATATACATAGGAATATCAGCTTTAAGTATCAAACCTTTGGCTGGAAGTTCCCAACCTTTTTCTCTTGTTTCCTCGTTTGGACCTTGAGTGTAAAATTCATACTTATCAAGTTTAAGTTGTTTCATTTCAGCTTCATAATTGCGTAAAAGCAATCTTTCACTAATAAACATTTGATAGTATTTGTGATGTAACTTAGGTATCTTAAGAGCTTCATCACCAAGCTCAGTTCTATCTATCTCTGAATCTTCTTTCCACTGAGTAAAAATATCTTCTATTTTCATTCCACCACTCTTCTAACATTTCGTAAATATTATATAATATACTATATTTTTCGAAAAAAGTCAAGTGGATTTATTGATGTCGTAATAAGAATATTTAAATATTACAGTGGCTTCTAAATAATTTACGTCACTGTCAACAGTGTTAAAATTAACCCCTGTCAAACTTATAGGAAATGCATCGATATAAGTTACCTCATAATTAGGTTGTTTTGAACTAGATAAGACAATTAAAGAAATATCAGAAACTACGCCTTCTCCAGTATAAATTGGTTTATTTTCAATTTGCAAATATTCATCAAATGTTTCTGGTTTACCTAGAGCTTTAATCCAATTGTGAATTTCTAGGTAATTTTGTAAATCTTCATCAACCTTAAAAGAAACTGATAATCTTCCATAATTGATATGTTCGCCAGAATAAGGTATTCTGACAAATGGAGTTGGCATTACCGCTTCTTGTAACGCAATATCTGCTATATTAACTTTCTGAACAAAGAAGTTAACATGAGGCGCTTTCTTAATTTGAAATTTAAAATTAAGAGGACTAAGAAAGT